GATGCCCCCATCACCTAACTTACTTAGCCACCGAGGGAGCCGAAGATACCACGCGGATCAGTCCAACCGAAGCTGTAACGGCCAGTAGCTTTGTACTTGGCGTTATCAGTATCGAAGTCGTTATCCATCGTGAAGTCGTCAGCACGACGCTCGAAATGGTTCATACCATCAGGGCAGTTGGTACGAATGAACCAAGCATCTGTATCAGTCAGATAGTGGTTCATGACAACACCCTTCGGGAACTTGCCATTCAGTACAGCCTTGTCGTTATCAGCAGTACCCGGACGCATAGTGCTGTTCAGGATACGATCTGCTTCAAACTGAAGGTCGACCGGGATAATCAGTGACTGAGCTTGCAGAGCAATTTTCAGACCACGATCATTTGTCAGCTTGCCGATATCAATCAGAGCCTGCTCAAGAGCAGCTTCTGACAGGTCAGACGCAGTAGCCAACTGGTTTGAGAAAGTGCCACCAGCAACATTGGGATGTGCCGCACTCAGAAGAGTAACACCATCACCGCCAGTGTAGCCAGAAGTACCAGCACGGTTGTACACGTTAGCACCAATAGTTTCCTTGGTCTGACGCATAGAGAATGCCAGAGCACTCGCACGCTTCTTACCAATGACATCATACTGGTCGTCATCAACCATTTCACGGGTAATTACAAAACCCAGACCATAGGTGATGTGCTGGTAACGGCTTACAAAACCCTGCTGGGCAGTGTCGTATGAAACCGCACCACCTTCAGGCTTAACAGCCGCCATTCCGAACATTGAAGTGCCAACATCCTCTTCAAAAGCCTTGCGAGAAGACTTGGTATCAAAGAGTGAAGTATACTCCACCGAATGCTCATTATAGGCATCGCCGTACCACTTGTTTACGCCGGGCCAAAGAGCTTTTGCAAAATTACTACTAGTAATAGGCATTATAATTCTCCTTAGTCAAATGCTGTTTCGGTCTGAGTTACCTGAACCAAGTACCGAGTGTTAGCGAGGGTACTGTCGTTATCAGGATAGTCAGGGATTTCAACAACCACGAAATCGGAGTTGGTGTTAGTACCAACTTCATGCTGTGATCTGCCAGTGGTCGTAGAACCAGCGGTTGCTACGAGGTCACACGGGCTACCAACAACGAGGTCGAGGTCAGCATTTGACTGTACTTCAAAGATCATATCACGAGCCGGTACGTAGAATACAACGTAGTCGGTGTGAGTAGAAGCAGAATCATCGTAGTAAATTTTGTTGAGGTTTACGGGATCAACAGCGGAACCAATAGAATTGGTCATGTCATCACGCTTACCAAAACCTACCGCAACGCCAAGAATAGCAGCGTCATTGGTAGCAGCTACAGCCGCGAGTCCAGATTCAAGATTGAGCAAGTCACCAACAAAAATGTCAGCACCGTCGGCTACGCCGATAGCTCGTACTTGACCAGACCACGGAGCGCCGGAGGTATATTTCACTGGCCGGAAGCCACTAGGACGATCAGGATTAGCCATATCGTTTTCTCCAAATTAAGATTAAAGTTCCTTAATAGTGGAGATGAGGTATTTACTTAGAGATAGAAACATTGCCATAAGTACCATCTTTGCCACTATTAAGAGTTCGTTTCATATCTTCCTCACTTTCGTTGACACGAGTTGCAAATGCTGCCCGATCTTCTTCATACCATTCACGTTTAATACGCATAAGGTAGGCAGTGATACCACCACCAACACCTTTTGATACAACAGAAGCTAAGTTTGTAGGACGATCTATATCATCATCCCCAATCTCAAGGTCATCATTTACAAGTTCATATCCACCTTCTAGGTATCGGTTGATATTGTCTTTAGAATCATTAACCCAACGATAAACAAAGTTAGGGTCTTTATCAGATTCTGCTACCGTGAGAACATCGCGTCTGCCACTTACGGGAATACGAGTTGGACGGTTTTCAGCTCTACTTTTTGCCATTTTACTTTCCTCTATAATGTGTCTGTCTTTACAGAATGGTACTACTAGCCCTGCATGTCAAAGTATGACTGTAGGTATTCTTCTTTCGTCATTCCGGGTGTAGTGCGTAGGATAGTACGCATCATATCACGTTCCTCGGAAGATAAATCCTTTTCACTGTATTTAGTTTTGGCTGATTTACGCACACCTGAATTGTTTGTGCTATCTACAGCAGCCGGTTTACTTCGGCGTGTGTTTTCAAATTTATCTGAAAAACTGCGTTTGATATATGCCGATACAGCCTTATAAACTTCGTCACGAGTTTTTGTTGGATTCTTATTCCAGTACACTTCTCCATAAACATCAGCTTCTGCCCGAAGTTCATCGTCTGTATTGTACCAGCTATTATCTGCAACCCATATTTCAAAGTCCTCGTTGACAGAAGAACTTGACTGTTTCTTATCTTCTTTCGCTTTTTCACGCTCTTCAGCGATTTGTTCATCAATCTCAATAACTCTATCATGATCTCCCTCATCGAGAGCCTCACGTTTACGTAGCTTTAACTCGGCCATTACCTTCTTACGTTCGTCTGCGCGAATCTGGTCTTGGTATTTAATGACATTTTGTAAGTCATTTTCAAGCCGTTTATTTTTACGTTTGACAGAATGAAGATCATCATAAAGAGTTTGACGATCAAGAAACTCTTCTGCACTTAGATTACGTTTCCCTTCAACACCTTCTGGTTTCCAGCCCTTTTCGATAGCCTGCGCTTCAATATCGCTATACTCAGGACTTTCTTCTACAATATCTTCCACTACTTCATCATTGTCTTCAATGATGTCAAGAAGCTCTTCCTTCGTAGGAATTTCAACTTCCTCGGTTTGTTTACTCATTGTCTTCTGCCTCAACTATTTTGGCGATAACATCCATATCATTACAAACGATATAGTCGGTATCTTTTTCTGTTATAACCTTACCAGAGTATTTGGCGTAGTATACTTTATCGCCAACTGCTGCCCAAGGTCGTCCATCATCTACTGATATCCACGCTGTCGGGCCAATGCTTACTATTGTTCCGATTACTGTGGCTGCTTTCTCTCGCTTCCAGTCTTCTCCTATATCGAGTTTAAAACCTTTTAGCGCACCCTCTTTTACTTCTTCTGTGAAGTGTTCTGGTTTAATCAGAACCCTGTGACCTACTACTTCAATCATAAGAACTCTCCGTCCCCATATTCTATTTCTGTTAGAAGTTCGATCCCTTCCAATAACCCCTGACACCTTGCGGCAGAAACTATATTATCAGAACTTACAAACCCACGTAGACTATTTAAATAATCTTTTTTGCGTTCAACCAACTCGTTGATAATCGCTTCTGTAACTGCGCTATTTTTCCATTGAAGAAACTCTTCCTTCGTTATTTCCTGCATTAGCTTTCTCCTGCTGTTTTTGCTTTAGTGCTGCAAACCCTTCGTTTGCTTTTTGTAAAGCAGCGAATTCTTTGATATCAGCATTCTTTGCTTCAATCTCAAGCTTCGCCCATGCTCGATTACTCTCATCCATAGCTATTTCCTGTTCCAAGATAAACTTGGGATCTGGCCCTTGCTCTGGAAGAGTCATAATTTCTGGTATATTCGGCTGATCTTGGGCCTCTAATATACGCTGGGTTATAACCTGCGGATTTACTGTGCCGAGGTTTAACAGTTCCAACAGTGCTTGTGCCTTCATCAACTTTTGTGATTCAGATGCTACGTTAGGATCAGCCTGTGGTTGGATGTTTGTTACATCCTCGCTGTAATCCTGTTGGAAAATCTGCATTGCCCCTTCCTGTCCAATATCTAATACTTGGAAGTAGGATTCTGGGGGCAGGTATAAACGATTAAGACGTGCAAGTTTCTTAAACTCTTTCTTCAATGCGCGGTGCATACGTTTGTATATACCACCATATACTTTCAAACCCTGCTCGATAACAGCCATTGTAGTTGTAGCAGGCTGGTTCTGTCCGGGGTTTTCGCCAGTCAGAATATCTGTAACAGAGCCAAGCTTATTGGCACTATCAATCATTAATGATAGGAGTGTAAACAACACTTGGCTGGGGTCTTTTGTCGGAAGCGGTACAATACCTTTCCGCAAATCATCAGCAGTTGAGTTTACAGTTTTCCACTCACCAAGACCGAAGTGTTTGTTACCACCCTTAATCCTGATACCCTTAGCAATAAATCCAGCATTAAGGTTATTCAGCGTTCCAGAGTCTACAATCTGGTTAATCAGGGTGTTGATAGTGTTGTTGATTGGAGGAAGTAATGTGCCAAACCCGATATCATAGAAGCCACCGTCCGGGTTGGGTACAAAGGAATACTTGGTAAAATACTCTACAGCCGGGATGCGAAGAATGGTTTTCTCATCTTTTCTGATGACCTTCTCGTCGTCCCAGCGTTTTGCAATACGTGCCACATTACCAGATTCATAATCGGTTGTAATAATGTAAGGCTCTGCATAACCATCCCCATCAAGATCAAGGTAGGTATGCTGTTCTAAAACCATGTACGGTTCGTTATCATCGTTACCAGCGTGTTCCAAGCCACTACGATTGTCAGACTTTTCATCTATAGTCTGATCAGAGGATTTAAACTCTACATCTTCAAGATAGAAGCCAGTGGCTTTACGCTCGTAAACATCGTTTGGTGTCAGCTCAAGTACGTGTGTCTTACGCTGTGCTGTCTCTATATCCTTTGCCCAGTAGTTTACTACCAAGTCTTTCGGGTATACAAGTTCGCTTGTATTGCGACCAAGGGACGGGGAGAAGTATGTCTTCTTGAAGACGCAGCCGGTAATAGGAAGGATCATACAGAGCTTGTCCATATCTTCTTCCCAGTTTTCCATCTCTTCTAATATTTGGTAGCTCATGTGCTTGCTCACACGAACTGCCGCATTCATCTTTTGACCGTCAGGATCAAAGCCAGCAATCTTTGCTTTTACAACCTGTGTACCTGATATTAGAGAGGGGTATGCACGGCTGGAGAAC